GATTTCGTGAAGGAGGGTATGACCCTTATTACTGAAGTTGACAGCGAGCGTCATCTAAGGAGAGCGAGAAAATTGAAGGATGTTAAAGAAGGAGAAATCTTTGACAACCAAGAGGAGTGGGCAGACGGATTCTGTGGTAAGTGATAAATAGTAACAGCCTATGCTGTGTCTAAATGCCGACCTTTCAGACATTCAAAGATTTGAGTGTTACTTTTAAGAAGCATCCTGTTACTGATGATTTGGTAACGGTAAAGGACAAGGCAGCTATCGTTCAGTCGATTACTGCCTTACTTCTTACTATGAAAGGAGAAAGACCATTCCAACCTAATCTAGGATGTGATGTTAAGAGAGCTTTGTTCGAACCATTAGATTTTGGTTCTGCAAGTATCATCAAAGCAGAGATTATTAACGTATTAGCGAGATACGAACCAAGGATTTCTGTTGAAGCAATTAGATGTGTACCAGATGAGATGAATAATGGATACGAGGTAGAACTTCAGTATTCTATTATCGGTCGAGAAGACGCACCAGTGGCAGTAGACTTCTTCTTAGAGCGAACACGATAATGCCGTACACTCAAGTTGCTAACTTAGATTTTGAAGATATCAAATCTGCTCTGAAGGAATACCTCAGATCAGAGTCTGATTTCACTGATTATGATTTTGAGGGATCTGCGATTTCTACGCTGATTGACACTCTTGCGTATAATACGTATTACACTGCGTTCAACACCAATATGGTGGTGAATGAGATGTTCCTAGACTCTGCTACGTTGAGAGACAACGTAGTAGCACTAGCGAAGCAGTTAGGGTACAGGGCAAAGTCAATCACCGCTCCTACTGCATATGTTGACTTTACTGCAACATATGCTAATCCTACCACTGATGCAGAGTTAATTTTAAAGGCAGGCACAGGATTTGTTGCCTCTTATGATGAAACACTATATCAGTACGTTACACTAGAGGATGTAAAGGTTCAGGTAGTTAATGGAAATACTGCATCCTTCTTACAAGTTCCTGTAAAAGAGGGAACACAAGTTACGAATACGTATCAAATTAATACTGCATTACTAAGTCAAAGGTTTATTCTTGACAATAAGAACATTGACACCAACACTATTAGAGTAAAAGTATATCCTACTGGTGGTAGTTTCAGCGAACCATACTTTGTTTCTGACAATATCTTAGATGTCAACTCAGAATCAAAGGTATTCTTCTTAGATGAGATTGAAGACGAGAGATATGAACTCTTCTTTGGTGATGGTGTTATTGGTTCTGCCCTTCCTAATGGTGCAAGAGTAGAGGTTACTTATCTAACTACATCTGGTCCATCATCAAATGGCGTCAAGTCATTTGTTTTTTCTGGTGTCTTAGAGACTGTAAACGGCGTAAACCCAAATACCAACGTAAGTATCGGAACAGTTATTGCATCTGCTGGTGGTGAAGAGAGGGAGTCTTCACAGAAGATTAAGTACAATGCTCCAAAAATCTATGCTGCACAGAATAGAGCAGTAACATCAAACGATTACGATGCATTGATTCGTAGAATCTATCCTGCTGTTAGTGACATCATCATCTTTGGTGGTGAGGATCAAGTCCCACCACAGTATGGAAGAGTCTTCATTGCTATCAAACCAGAAGACGCTTCTTACATCACTAGTATTACGAAACAAGAGATCAGAGATGAATTGAAGAAGTTTAGCATTGCATCTGTTATCCCTGAACTAGTTGACCCTTCAATCCTGTTTGTTGAGTTGACGAGCAAGATTTTCTACAGCAGAGCAAAGACTAATGATAGACCTGCTGTCATTCAAGGTAAAGCAATCAGTTCTTTGAATGATTACATTGAGACTAGTGATACTGAAAAGTTCAATGGCAAGTTTAGATACAGTAAAGCGATCACAGTAATCGATCAATCTGACAATTCTATCAATTCCAATCTTACATCTGTTACTTTGAGAAAGGATTTTATCCCTCAACTTAACAGCACATCATACTACGAAATTTGTTATCAAAATGCGTTTGCTGATGATGACGACCCTGTAGTGTTCTCAACGGGTTTCACTGTTACAGAATACCCTACTTTTACTGTCTATCTTGAAGATAGGTTGGGCAAAATGGTCCTATATAGACTAGATGGAACTAATGGTGATAAAATTGTTTTAGACGATTTTGTTGGCACCGTAGATTATGAAAAAGGTGAAGTAAAGATGAATGATCTTACGATTATCAAAGGATCATTTGAGGACAACAGAATCCAACTGAGGGCACTTCCAAGACAAAACGACATCGTTGCGTCAAGAGAAGTTTATCTAGACGTAGACATCGCAAACAGCAGCTTTATTGCATACGCAGAGTAGTATAGATGGCGAAAATCAAGAATTCAATTTCAACTCTGATCGAGACCCAACTACCAGAGTTTATTACTACTGAGTACGAGCTTTTTGGTAACTTCCTTACCAAGTATTACGAGAGCTTGGAAATTCAGGGTGCGCCTCTTGATATTGCCAATAATCTAGCAACCTATTCTGATATTGGGTATTATGAGTCTAAAGTTCTTGAACAGAGCAGTGAACTTGTAGGCAACCTATCGGATTCTGCTACCACTATTACAGTCACTGATGCTAGATCATTCCCCAAAGAGAATGGTTACATCAAAATTGGAAAAGAAATCTGTTTTTACAAGAGTAGAACAGATACCGAGTTCTTAGAAGTTTCTAGAGGTGTTAGTGGTAACACCAAACTTGGTGACCTTTATAATACCACAGAATTTGTAACTAGTCAAGCATCGACCCACTCTGGTGGAGAACTAGTACAAAACATTAGTAATCTGTTCTTGTATGCTCTAGTCAAGAATTTTGAGGAGCAATACTTAGCATCTTTCCCAGAGAAGTATTTAAAGAAAGCAGTTGATAAGAGATCTCTTATCAAAAACATCGGTCAGTTCTACAGAGCAAAAGGAACTGAGAAATCAATTCAGTTTCTTTTCAACACTGTAATTGCTGGTGGACAAGAAAATAAACCAGAAGTATACAACCCATCAGACTTCACGTACAAGTCCTCCACGTCCGATTGGACCCAAGGGTATGCTCTACGTGTAAAAGTTCTTTCAGGCAACGTAGAAGACCTTGTAGGACAGGTTATTGTACAGCAAGAGGGTCCTAGGAACGGTTATGCTTCTGCTACGGTTGACAATGTAAGGTTTGACTCAACCGTTGATGGTGAGGATACCTACAACCTGTTCCTTGCTACGGAGACTATTAATGGTATCTTTGAGTTTACTGCAAAGACAGAACTAACAAAAGAGATTCTATCTACAGATAGTCAAGGAGACAGAATTAATGTTGAGTCCACACTAGGATGGAATGATAAGGGTACGTTATTAATCAATGGTGAGACCTTTACCTTTGAAGACAAAAACATTACCCAGTTTGAGATCAACTCAAGAACTCAGACAACAATTCATCCTGCAGGGTCTATTGTATATGATCCTATCTACATTGGTAGTGGTAATGTACAACTGTTAGTATTTGGTCTTGCATATAATCTGCTACCAACTGATGCACAACCTTATTCTTCTGTAAACGATCCTATTGAGGTTTCTAATCCAGGATTTGAGACTACTGATCCTAAGATTGTATCATCTCAAGGAGTAAGATGGCTGTTATCAAATACGAATGACAAACCAACATCTCCAACAAATCCCGCATATACTAGTAACCTTGCAAATCTTTCTACTGATGTATCTGCTGTATTCTCGGATGAGCAATTCTATTACATTGCTTCTTCTGGATACCCATCATATCCTATTCTGGAAAATGTAACCAGTATTCCTGGTAACCTTGCTGATCAAAAGATCTTAAAACTTATTCGTAAGCAAGCAACCTCTACTACAGAGATTTACAAGACTCCAAATCTAGATTCTGGTATTTTTGTCAATGGTGCTAGAGTTTACAGTTATAAAGATACCGAAACTGTAAGATTTGGAAAACTAGAAAGAATTACTGTACAGAACCAAGGATCTAGTTACAAAAACCCACCATACGTTCTTGTCAATGGTGTCAGTGGTAGAGCAGTTGCTAAACTTGCTGGGCAGTTTGTTGAGTCTGTAGAAATTCTAGAACCAGGACTATATGGACAAACACCAACTGTAGAGATTACTTCTGGTCGTGGTGCTGAAGTTAGAGCAACAATTACGTTTGGTGCAGTAACTGACCTTATTATCGATAATCCAGGTGAGTATTATTCAACTCCACCTCTAGTAGTCATTACCGATCTTGCTGGTCAGGGAAGACTTGCAGAATACACTGCTCGTGTTTCTAATGGTGAGATTGTTGGTTTTGATCTTGTCAATCAAGGATCTTTCTATTCACAAGACAATGTAAGAGTAACCATTCTTCCTGTAGGACAAAATGCTGTTGCTACCCCAGAACTTACTGAGTGGGTGAAAGACAGATATTACAATCTACAAAACAAATTAGATGACAACAATGGTTTTGTCTTTGAAAATTATAACAGAGCATTAGAATATGGATATGCACATGTTGCTAATCCAAAATCACTACGTGTTAGACTTAACGATAACCTAAGTTCTTTGGGTGTAGAACCAGCAAATAAAGTACACTCACCCATTCTTGGTTTTGCTTATGATGGCAACCCAATCTATGGTCCATTTGCACATGAGAACCCATTAGATCAACAGTCTCCTATTGTTAGGATGACTTCTAGTTACATTCTAAAACCATCTAGATCTTTTGGACCTAGCACACAAGACTATCCACTTGGTTCGTTCATTCAAGACTATGAGTATCGCCACCAGTCTGGATCATTGGATCAAAACAACGGAAGATTCTGTGTAACTCCAGATTTCCCAGAGGGAACATATGCATACTTTATTACTATCAATTCACAGCAAGTTCCTCAGTTCCCATACGTTATTGGAGAGAATTTCTATTCTCTACCAGTAGAGTCTAACTATGCTTCAAATCTAAACCAAACAAACCTTTCTAAGAATGTAAAGCGTTTATTCACTCCAGGACTACAAGTTAATGGTGGCGGAGTCAATGCTATTGTTCAAGATCTTGAATCTGGCAGTATTGAGTCTATTGATGTAGAATCTTCTTCAGATTCCTTTAGTGTTGGTTCTAGTTTGGTATTTGACAATTCTGGAACAGAAGGGGATGGTGTTGAAGCAACTGTTAGTTCTGTAAAAGGCAAGTCTGTAAACTATCTACAGAGTTTCGAGAGCAAAGTAGTAAAACTAGTCATTACTAGAGATTCCTATGTATTTGCTGACGATTTCTTAAGACAACCAGGATCTGGTGCTTTTGGAAGAATTGTTGGTGATGTAAGAGCAGATAACACTATTCTAGTCAAGGATGTAAACGGAACCTTTGATGATAGTGCTACATTCTCTACAGACATCAAAGTTGTTAGATTAACTATTGATAAGGTATCTTCTTTTGCACAAGGTTCTGTAATTGAACTAACCGATGGTGTTGTGACTGTTGCAGCAAAAGGAGAAGTTCTGGAATCAATTGTCGCTGGAAATACACTGATTGTAAAGGTTACCTCTGGAACATTTGAAGATCAAGAAAATTTACCAGGATACTTTATCAAGAGTAGTTCTTTATCGGATACTTCTGGTGCAAAGATTGATGATGTTGAATATCTAAGTGATGGTTTGATTCCTTTTGATATTGATGATAACATTGCTCTAGTGGAAACATCCTCAGAGCACAAATTGGGAATTGGTGATGTAGTTAACGTTTCTATCAACCCAGACGATTCAACAAAGACAAGAACTTATTTTGTAAGAAAGAGAATTTACCAAGAACTCCAGTTACAGACTCCAACGTACAATACTGTTGTTGCTTACAGTGGTATTGGTAGAGGTATCGTTCTTAACTCTGGCAGTCTATATGATGTTGGTTCATATACCAACATTCCATTAACTGGTGGATCTGGTGAAGGTGCAACAGCAAACATTGTAGTAAGTCCTGATACTCCCAATAGTGCTACTGGTTACATTTCTAATATTCAAATTTCAGATGGTGGCACTGGATACAAGAGAGGTGACGTTCTTGGAGTTGCCGATTCTTCTTTGGGCAAAGTTCCTGGAAGTTCCACTCAAACACTTAGATTTTTTATTGACCACGTTGGTATTTCTACAGAATCAACCAGAATTGATGTCAAGAGTGCAGTTGAGTATGCAGAAAACGATTTACTAAAGATTGATGATGAGATTGTAAAAATTGTCTCTCTTACCAACAACCAAGTACAAGGTGGAACTTTAATTGTTGAAAGAGCACAGTTAGGAACTAAAGCAGTAGATCACTATGATGGTGCAACTGTTTCTCTATATGATGGTGGATATAACTTTGATGCCAACTTTACAGTAAATGGCAGCGAGTCTGTTATTTACAACAAAGAGAAACAGACTTTACTTGTAATCTATCCATCAACTCAGTCATTGTCAACACTGCAAGCAATTACTGAAACAACTACGTTCTTTGACAACAGCACACCACAAAGGTTTGTCAATATTATTACGGCATCTAGTGCTGAGAACAGATTTGAGTTTAGACTAGATCCATCTATGTCTATCTTTGGAACTAATGCTCCAAACACCTACACTAGTGACTGGGTAGTAAATCCTATTATTGAAGTACAAGAGTTTTACAAGTACAGATTCGATACTTCCGATAACTCACTGACTGGTGCAAGTCTAGATTTTAGTCCTAGTGGAAATTATAACATAATTTCAGTAGAAAAAACAGAACCTGCTATCCTTCAAGGATCTCCTGGATCTTTTGTTGAAATGAAGTTTGGTTTTGGTGCAGCAATTGCATCAAATCAATATACAGAAGAAGAAGCATCTAGATTTGCAAATTATTTCTACTTTGACAGAAATAATACTATTTCTAGTAGTGGTTCTTACTTGACTGTAATTCAAGACCCTCTTGCTGGTAGACAAGTTGTTAACTATGTCACACCAACCAGATTCTCATACTCACTGAAGAAAAATCCACAGTGGGATGGATCAGGTGATATTTCTTACACAACAACAGGATCATTTGCTGTTGGTGAAATCGATTCTGTGTCAATTCAAAACATTGGATCAAATTATAAGAAGACTCCTATTGTTTTAGGTGCATACTTAAACACTGAAAGTCAAGCAAGTGCAACTGTATTGTTTGATCCTTTACTTGATACTATCACTGGTGTCAGGGTAGATATTCAAGGATCTAACTATAGCAAACCAAAAGTTGTAATTTTAGAAGGTGATGGAGTAGATGCAGAGTTTGGTGTTACTTCCAGAGATGGAAAAGTATTAGATATTTTTGTCATTAATAAAGGCACAGATTATACTAAAGCACCCACAATTGCTATTATTGAATCTGATGTAAAATTATTTGCACAAGGAAGTAGGATTGGTCGTCCTAAAAATGTAAAAATGATAAAAAATGGAAGTTCTTTCCATAGAGATAATACCCTCCTTTCAGAGTACACTAGCAGCTACACATTTGCTGTTACTGGGTATGGTGATTCTGATTTCTTAAAAGGAGAAACTATTACACAGACCAGTGGTAATGATATTGTTTTAAGAGCAAAAGTAAATGAGTGGAGGCATGGATCTAACTTACTGAAACTTTCCAACATTCAAGGAAATGTTAGAAACAATCTTCCTTTAGTTGGTGAGATCTCAAAAACTTCTGCTACTATTAAGTCAGAATACAAAACTGTTTTTGATCTAGACTTAAGACCTTATTCCAACAACACAGGATCTTACAGATCTGATAGAGGAAAACTTGGTGTTAGCAATCAAAGACTAACAGATTCTTTCTTCTATCAAGACTATTCATATGTTGTTAAGTCTAGGACAGCAATTGATAACTGGAGAGAGTTAGTAAAAGAAACTACACACCCAGCAGGATTTAAACTGTTTGGTGAAGTTATCATTGATCCTGTTATTGATGATGGCATCACAATGCCAACTGAGATGCCAAAAGCATCACACTTTAGTATCATTGAATTGTGGGACGCTGATAAGAATAAAGTAACAGTAGAGAGCACTACAAGAACTGTTACTCAATCTATTCTTTCGGTTGATGATTACCGTGCTATTAAAGGCAGTGGTTCTGTTGCTGTTAACGAATTTGATTTTAACTACACCAATGCATTTGAGTTAACATTAAAACAGAATCCAACTGATCCATCGCCTCTTGATGGTACATTTAATGGAGATGGTCAATTAGTAGGTACACGATCATTTACTCTCTATAATAACGGAGCACCATTTAATCCATATAGCGCAGAAAATCTCATTGTAACAATTGATGGTGTTTTACAAGAACCAAAAGTAGCGTATACTATTTCTAGCAATCAAATTGTTTTTGCTACACCTCCGCTTGGATTTAATGTAGTTGAAGGACAAAAGGTCTATGAGCAAAAAGTTCTAATTAGATACATTGAATTTAAGAATGATGTTTATAATGATAAGCATTTTAGAAAAATTAGAAACTTCTATCAAAGAAATGGTAGATGGTTGGATGCAGCAAATCAAATTTTATTAAATGTAGATTTTATTGTCGCTGAGTCTATTGGTTACTTTGAATCTAAGTATGCTAGTGAAATTGCAAATGCTACAATTCCATGGACAGCAATTGAAAACAAAGTTCAGGGAGATATTAGAAATCTTTGTGCTGCATTAGAGCATGATTTGAGATTTGGTGGAAATATTAAGAGTGTAGACTATGCAGAACTTTTTGCAAGTTCTTACTCTGCACAAAATACACAAATTAATGATTTGTTCCAGTATGTTGTAAGACTAGCAAAACTTGCTGCTAGAAATTGGGATTGGATTGCTATTGGAGCATCATATACTGCAGGCAGTGATATTATTACAATTTCAGATACATCAAATATTGCACTAGGTGCAGTTGTAAGTTCTGGACAGGCAATTCCACTATCTTCTGGATATAAAGTTATTGAGATTGTCTCAGATACTGAAGTAAGAATTGATGGAACAGCACTAACAGATAGTGGCACCGCGCCTCCAGGATCTGGTGGACCAGGAACCACCTACTTAAGTGGCACACAGTCTGGTAACCTTACGCTACCAACGGCAACTGGTGCAGTTGTTCCTCCTAATTCATATACATTGCCACCAGGAACAACATTGACTGCACCTCCTGTATTTGCAGGACTTGATCAAGTAACATTCTCTTTCAGTGGTATTAATAACGGCACATATTATGATGCATCAAACCTAATTGATAAAAATAGAGACTACATCATTGACTATGCTATCAACTGGGCAAAAGCAACATATCCTGGTCTACAATGGTCTCAAAATGAGACTAAGTGTAGAAGAGATACTGGATATCTCTTAGATGCAGTAATTTACAGTTTAAGATTTGGTGGCAACCTCAAGTTAGTAGAATTTGCAGAACTATACTTTGTAGGAAGTCAACTCAATTATATTGTTGGTGAGTTTGTTGAAACAAAAACAACATATCAAAAAGTTCTAACTGAACTCTGTGTTGATGCTATGCGTCAAACTTTGCAGGCATCTCAATATACAAATATCATTCCAGTAATTGATCCAGAAGTTATTGTTGATGCTGTATCTCCTACATGTGCAGGTGTGGAGTCTGCACTGAATACTTATTATGATATTATTGAAACTATTTTAGATAATGGACCCAATGTTATTCAACCAACACAACAAAATCCATCTAAGAGAGGACTTTACACAAGATTAGTTCCTTATGCAAACTATAGTATTATACCAGATAATCAGTTAGTTTCTAGAGAATGCGAAGATGTTGTTTCTGCATTGTCAACATATGCTTCTATTGTAGAAGACTACATGGTAAAAGACAATACAGTAACCAGATCACTGCCAGATTTCATTGACAATGAAACTTCTGAGTTTGAATTATATTGGGATGATGATGGATCACCAGTAGCACTTACGGAGACAGATGAGCACTTGTTAGTTGCACTCAATGGTGTTATTCAACGTCCTAAGTACAATCCAGACGAACCAGCATTTGATTCATATTGGGTTGATAAAACTGTCACTCCAAACGTAATTAAATTTACTGCTCCTCCTATCTGGGATCAAGACTTGTCTGCAAAGACAATTCAAGAACCAACAATGGTCGAGAAGTTTTTTGCTACGAACATTGGTAATTATAGAAGATATACTATTGACAAGTCACTTGTCAACGGTGTAAGAAAAGGTCCTTTCTTGATTCTTAGTTTAGATGGAGACAAGATCTTAAATATTGAAGAACAAGATTACATGATTGTTATTGTCAATGGTGTAATTCAAAAACCAATTAGTGCATATGAGATAGCAGGATCATCTATCACGTTTAAGTATCCAATGCGTGATGAAGACGTTATTGATATCAGACTATGCTATGGTAGAGATCTAGACCCAACAGTAACGTTCCATGATTTTGATATCAATGGATATCTATATGATTATACACTAGAAGTCAATGGCACAAATGCTGGTGTTAATTTTAATAGTTTTGCTTTAACTACTGACTGGTCACTAACAACTAAAGACAAATTCTATATTTACCAAGAAGATTCTAATGGAACTTATGGTATTGGTTCCGTATATGACTGGAAGCAGGTAGGCGATAACCAAGTTATAGTCAAAATGTATTCGAATAACATTGACTATGACCCATCTAGAGCAACATATATGAAGACAATGGGTGCTACTACAGTAAGCACTTATACTTTTAATCCTTCTAGTACACTTACTTTGACTAAAAATTATGACTTCTTGTCTAGAACAGATAAGTCATACTTTGCACAGGATGTTAAGAAGAGTAATGACCTCCTACAAAGAAAAGGATTCTTTAGACTTGCGCCAGGAGATAAGGTAAAGATTGATGGTGAGTCTAAGTATAGGACAATTAGGTCTGTTCCTGATGAAGTCTATACTAGAGACAATCGTTTAGATGGCGATGCTGGCAATGACATCTATGGTTCATTTAATGTCTCATCTTATAATGGTAAGACTCTAGGAGAGGGTTTCAGTGTATCTGCTGAGATTACAAATGGAGTTGTTACAGCACTTAATTGGAATGAAAGAATCGTAGAAACAATTACAAATTCTGACGGATCTATAACATACAAGTTCTATAGACAGACAGCATTTAATTATGAAACTCCACCAAAATTAATGTTTGTTCCCAGAGATGGGAATGGTGGCGGTGCAAGAGCAGTAGTTCTTGTAGAGCGCGGATACATTCAAGGTGTCCAATTACTTTATGGTGGTTCTGGTTACACCGAAGCACCTAAGGTAGTTGTTACTAGAAAATATGATGTCAAGAAACAAGATGATATTAAAGTATCTCTTGTAAAACTAGGTGTACAGAGTGTTGTTACACAGGGACTAACCGTTATTTCTAATGTTAGCACCATTCAACTACCTCCACCAGAGCAAGCATTGCTTACTGTTGTTGTTCTTGATTCGGTACAAGATGTCCGAGAGGCGCTTGAACAAGAGATTTACCCAGAACCTCTTACTGGAGATGAAGCTGGTGGATCGATCCCAGAGGGTCAGTCACAACCTGGCATGGGCAATATCGTATACATCGAACCAGATCCTATCCCAGATCCTGTCGTAATCGATGGAAGCGGCGGTATTCTAAGAGTACAAGAAGCAGACAGAGAAGTTGCTAGAATTGTAGCTGTAAGAGCAGAAGATATTGTAAGTATTTCTCAACTCACTACAAACAGATTTGTTACACAAACTATTCAACGTGAGATTGCAAACACATTCTTAGATAATGTAGTTTACAGAGCACCTGGAGCATATCTACAAGCACCTCTGAATATTGGTGATACTATTGTATACATTCCCGACACATCTAAGTTTACCAGCAATGGCAAATTGATGGTTGGTGATGAAGTTGTCTTCTACCCAAGAAAACGTGGCGATAGATTCCTCAACGTAACCAGAGGATTTGAAGGAACTACTGAAAAGAACTGGGCACCTGGAACTTTCATTAGACAGATTGAAGATTTCGTAAGTGTTGCATACGGTGGTGTTGCTGAAATTTACAGTGAGACTGTTGTTAGAAACAGTATTCCAACTGGTGTCAGCGAAAGAAAGAGACAACAACAGGTTCAAACACCTGCTACATTTGCAATTCAAACTGAAATTCAACATACAAGTGAATTGAAATTACATGTAGATGTAGAATCTATCTCTTCTGTATCTAAAGAAATTGTCAAGATTGCTCCCGCAGGTGGTTCTTCTATCGTATCTGACTTTACTAACTTTAGACCAGTTTCTACTGTTGCTACTTCGGAAATTCAAGTTCAGACAAAAGTAATTACTGAAGTACAAAATGTACTCAGAGAATTTACGCTGTTTGCTCCTCCAGGTGGTGTTGTTGACTACTTCCAAGAAAGTGTATTCTTTACTAATCCAATTGTAACAAGGTTGAATGGTAATGTTAATGTCATAACAAGAAACGTTACCCAGAGATCTGGTGTAGTTATTGATGTCCGTAACATCTCCGAAGATGAACAGGTTAGTTATGTTGGTAACTACACTGTTGGTAATGTTGGACCTAACATTTCTTCTTGGGAAGTAGTAGGAAAAGATACTGGAACGCTAGATGTTAGTGGCATTAGTATTTCCCAGTTTGAGTTGCTATTCCCAGCATTTACACTGAAAGAGTTTGAATTGAGGGGAAATTCAAATTATACTTTGACTGGTCAGAAGTTTAATCTAGGTCAACCAAGTATTAACAATGCAGTCACTGTATGTTTTACCTCTGGAACTATTGGATCAGTCATTACGGTTCAAAATACAGATCATTTCCCAGCATCTGGATACATATTCCATGCTTCGGGATCTACTAGTGGAATCATACAGTATACTTCAAAAACAGCGACAACCTTTAATGGATGTACAGTATATAATGGATCATCTACAATTACGAATGGGTCTGAAGTTATCCCCTTTGTAATTGTCTAAATATCGGTATAAATATAAATAACTTTGGCATAAACCACAACGTCGGAAAAAGAAACCAATGGCTGCTATCATCTCTGATAAATTTAGAATTTTTAATGCGAAGCAATTCCTCGAATCGCTTAGTGAAGGCGCAAACGATGCTAGCGCCGACCGTACCAGACTCTACTTCTTCGTAGGTCGCCCCCAAGCATGGAGAGCATACTTAGAAGTATACTCGGTAGACGGTGGATCATTCACCGTAGGAAACGAAGTCTATGTCGGAACCAACTACGGAAGCGCAACTTTCCGTGGAACTGTCGAAAAGGTTTACAGCAATTCAGTTCTACTGAGTGCAATTTTTGGAAGCAACGGTACAGCGTCTGCTCCTGGCACTGGATCCACCCTCAAAGAGTGGGATGGTGCTGCTGACACCGCTGTTACTGCTGTAACTGGTGTGTATCGTTACGCAACAGAAGATGCACCCCCACTTCCCCTAGACAACCAAACAGAGAAGTTTGGTGTTTATGACGACATCATTGCTGCAAAGAGAGTAACCGACGCCAATGCCCGTGCAGTAATCCGTCGTTATAACTGGGATCTTTCAACCAATCCCAAATTTGATATGTGGAAGCCCGACTACTCTGCATCCCCTTCGGGTGGCGGACAAATCGGTAAGCAAACTGCTCTAGGATTTGATAGCATTGGTGATGCAAAATTCTATGTAATGAATACTAACTATGAAGTATTCAAGTGCCTTTATAATGGCGAAAATCCTGCCAACCCAACTGGTCAGAACGCAACTGTAGAACCTTCTACTGCGGCTGCTGGTTACAATGGTGCTACTGGAATCTTCACTGAGGGATCTGGTGCTGGTTATGTATGGAAATACATGTACACTCTACCAACTGATGATGTACTGAAGTTCCTTTCTTCGGACTTCATGCCAGTTGTACTACCCACAGAGTCAACTAGAGTAGCAACTGCAGCATTGGCAGTCAATGGTTCTATTGATGTTGCACTAATTGAAGATGCTGGCAGCAACCTACCTCCTTCACAGACTTTGTATGCTGCTATTCAAGGTGATGGAACTAATGGTGTTGTACAGATCTCAACTACTGCAGGTGGAGCAATTAGCACTGTTTCTGTAGTTGGTCGTGGTCAAGACTACACCTACGCTAACGTTCTTCTAAGTAATGGTTATCTCTACAGTGATCAGGGACTAACCACTGGAGTTGCAACTCCTGCTGGTGCAACTGGTGCTATCGAAGTTGTACTACCTCCTAAGGGTGGTCATGGCGCTGAGGCAGACATCGAATTGAATGCAAAGCGCGTTATGACAAATATTCGCCTAACCTATGCAGAAGGTTCAGGTGACTTCCCTGTAGATAACGACTTCCGCCGTATTGGTCTTCTAACAGATCCTTATGACTGGGGTACTACTTCATATTCAACTGCTTCTACCTTGAACGGTATGTATGCAGTCAAGATTACTGGTACTGGTGGCACTGACTACATCCCCGACGAAGTAATCACACAGGTTCGCGGTGATGGTAACATTGCAAAAGGCACTGTAGTTTCTTGGACCCTTGATAGTGGTTCAACAACTGATGGCATCCTTAAGTATTACCAGTCACCTGATCAACACCTCCACAATGGTGCAGTTTACCCATTTGAAGCAAATGGTGCTGTAGATGTTGACGGTGCTGCGTCTGCTGCTGATGGCAATGTTGATACTACTTACAACGGAACTCTAGAAGGCATCACACTTGCTAACGGTCTAGGAACTCCCGAGATTGCTAACAACTCTGGTGATATCATCTACATCGAGAACAGAAGACTAATCACTCGTGCTCCTGACCAGATTGAAGACATCAAACTTGTTATCGAATTCTGATCTAAACTGAGTAAATTAAGTCCCCCGAGAGATCGGGGGATTTTTTTTATCTCTACTAAATACTAAAGACAAGATGCTAGTATTTGGCGGAGTACCATGCCACAGAAGACTAACCTTAATGTTTCTCCTTATTTTGAGGATTTTGACGACAATAAGAATTTTTATAAAATCCTTTTCCGCCCTGGATATTCTATTCAAGGCAGGGAGTTAACACAGTTACAATCTGTTTTACAAAATCAAATTGAAAGTTTTGGTAAAAATGCTTTCAAGCAGGGAGAGTTAGTTGTACCTGGAGAAGTTGGATTAAACAATAAATTAGACTATGTAAAACTATCTTCTGTTTCTGAAGTTGCAGTAAACGAAGGTGGTACTATCGTTTACAGAAAGTATGACATCTCACAGTTGGTTGGTCAACAACTTAGAGGTCTTACTTCTGGTGTCATAGCAAATCTTGTCGCGGTACAAACATCAACAGAAACTAGTGCAGACACTCTGTTTGTTACTTATGTAACAAGTGGTAACGCTGGTAATGAGTCTACTTTTAGACAAGGTGAGACTCTCGAAGTTATTGATGGTGTTAACACTCCTCTACTAGTAGTAGGAACAGATGGTAGTGTTCTACCAACTACTGTTACTGTAGTAAATCCTGATACACAAGATGTAACTGTTGTAGAAAGTCCTGCAATGGGTTATGCTTCTGCTGTCAAGGTAGAAGAAGGTATTTACTTCATTAATGGGTATTTTGTTCGCAACGATGCAGAACTATTCATTATTGATCCATACTACAATGCACCTTCTGCAAAAATTGGATTCAAAGTAGAAGAATCCATTGTAACACCCGAAGAAGACTCAAGCCTCTACGATAATGCTATTGGTTCTTCTAACTTCTCTGCTCCTGGTGCTCATAGACTAAGAATCAAATTAAATCTTGAAAAGTATGAGTTGTCTGAGACAACAGATAAAAACTTCATCAAGATTTTAACTGTAAAGAGTGGTGTAATCCAAAAGCAGATCAAACCTGCTGATTATACTATTCTAGAAGATACACTAGCAAGAAGAACTTACGACGAGTCTGGTGACTATGTTGTAGACAGATTTGATGTTAGTGTAAGAGAATATTACCAGAGTGAAGATAATAATGGTCTGTATGCTCAGGGAGAAGATGGACTTGTTAATGGTCTCTCCCTCCAAGATGCATCCCAAAAGATGGTTGCAAATGTTGGATCGGGTAAAGCATACATCAGAGGATATGAAATTGTCAATAAAGAGACAAAGTATCTTGAAGTCAATAAAGCAAGAGAAACAGTAGACGCAGAAAATATTACTCTCAAGACTACTGGTCTTCCAACGTATCCTATTACCAACGTTTATGGATCTATTCCATTCAATGCAGAAGGTTCTGAACTAACTGCATATCCTGATGTAGAACTATACAAAACGTTTAACGATGGCACATCAGGACAAAACATTGAGTTTGCCTCTGGTCAGTCTTCAGTTGTAAATCCAAACAGAACTGGTATTGGTACTCGTTCCTCTATTGACAGAAGAGGAAAACTCTATGGTGACAGTCTTGCTATTGTCACAGTATATGTTGACATCACTAAAGGTGATGACACCCCAAGTCTTATCAACAAAATTAACGTTACTGGCGATTTAACATTTGAAGATTGCTGTGATGCAAATGGCAAACTATACTTAGCATTCACTTATACTGGTGGCGCTCCTGCAACATACAAGTCGGTCGATCTAATTGGATTTGCAATTAAAGAGAGACCAGATATTCTAGTAGCAAAGAGATTTGCAGAACTCACATTGATGGGTGACAAAGCAGTCTTAAAAGGATTAATTAAGACTTATGATGTAGATGATTCTAATGGATCTAGAAGACAGTTATATCTGGAACCACTAGCAGGAACTGATAGTCAAGGAAATGTAGTAGATGCAACTACTAAGATCTTGGGAAATGTGTGGGATCACACAGCAGTTACTACTCCTTTAGTTGGTGTTGCAAAACCAGGAAACTTCACACTAAAAGAATCTGGATTTGGATTTAATCCAGACTCTGATACTGCTATCTCTAAAGGTAAACTGTCTGGTGGACAAGTTGCATATAACGGTATCTTTGGTCTTGGTTATTTTGCTCCATCATTCTACACTAAAATTACACTAGATGCTGACATTGCAACAGGAACTTTTGAGAAAGGAAAGTATATCTTCGGTATCACTAGTGGAGCATATGGTGTTATTGAAGGATCTTCTGGTTCTACTTTCTCCACTGGAAATGAGTTAATGATTACTGCTCTTTCTGGTAAGTTTATTTCAGGAGAGGTAATTAGAGATGAAGATGAGAATTCAGCAAAAATTGCTACAGATAATACAATCTCACACTTCGTAGTCAAGTACAGAGGAAGCGGTGGTTACAATGTAACTACAGGTGGAACTAAAGGAACTGCTGGTATTACTATCAACGGTGTTCCATATGATACATCTAAAGTAAATGTCTTTGGTGATATTGATGGATTTGTTCATGGAATTGATATTCTAAGCAAAGGATCTTTTACACAAACTTACTCACAACCACCTGTTGTAACTGTAGATCTTCCAACTAGTGGAACTGTAACTACAAGTGTAAAGATTGATGCTATCCTTGTTAGAAATAGCGTACAAACATATACTCCCAATGATGTTAAATCCTTTGGATGTGCTTATGGTTCTGGTGGAAACAATGTCTTTACTGCTGACTTGGAAGCTTCGAAGTCTCCATATGCAAAATTAATTCCTGTAACTGATTTTACTTTTAGTGGAAGCAAAGGATCCAAATTCCTTGAGTGTAATGGATTTAATGGCGACACCACAATCTTCCTGAAGCAAGGAGATTACATCCAGTTTACAGACGCAGACTCTGTTGCCGAAAAGGTTATGGTTTCTTATGCAACCAAACCAGAGGGAACACTCAAATCAAGAATCTACCTAGACACCGCACTTGCTGCTAATGTTGTAAATGGTAGTGTTGTTAAGGTAGAGTCAAATATCGAGAACTCTTCTAAGGGATCGTTGCTGTATCCAACTGGTGGAAATCAGGTTGCAAGCATTTCTCAGAGCAATGAAGACTCTAAGATTTCATACTTCTATAGAAAAGACTTTATTACCGAAGCAGCATCTAGTGGTGGTAACATTACGTTTACCGCGCAGTTGCCATTTGGTACTCAAAGATTTGCTGCATTCTCTCCAGAGAATTTTGTAATGACGGTACTAAATCCTGGTTCAGCAACTAAGGTTGCAAAAGGTGATGTAATCTACCTAACAGAAGATAATATTGTTTCAGAAAATACTACTGATTTGTCCAGTGGATTAAATGCTGGTAGTGTCAAAGTTAACTTACCACAAGAATTTTTTGGAACAACTCAAGAACCATTCCCAACTCTAAAATTAAGTGCAACTCTAGAATTAGATAAAGCAAGACCAAGAATCAAAACTGTTGTAAGAAACAGAAGAATTCTTATCAAGTCTGCAGGAGATAGAATTGTTCCATTAAGAGGAGAGAATTTTGATACCGAAGCGACTAATGTATCAACATACTCTGATGTCTTCAAGCTCAAGTATGTGTATGAAGGCACCTCTTCATCCCCACCAACAATCGACAGTGCTGGTAACTTAGTTTCTGGTGTTGATGTTACTGAGAGATTCACTTTTGATGATGGACAAAGAGATACATTCTATGATGTATCACGAATTGTTTTAAAACCAGGATTTGAAGCTCCTGTTGGACAACTTGTAGTTGCATTCGATTACTTCGAACACTCACAGGGAGATTTCTGCACCGTAGACAGTTACTTGCATGAAGCTGGTGTAACTCTAGAAGAAATCCCAACATTCAACTCTTCTGTTTATGGTATTGTTTCTCTCAAGAATGTATTTGACTTCAGACCAAAAGTTGACTCTGCATCTTTTGTAACTGGTTTCCAGGATCAGTCTTCTAGAGAAGCAATCATTAGAAACTTTATTGGCGAAGGTGGTGTTGCATCTGTTGTTCCTGCACCAGACAAGAACCTTGAGTACACATTTAAGTTTACTCAAACAGAATTCTTAAACAGAATTGATGGTGTATTCCTAACTAAGAAAGGCAATTTTGTTTTGAAAGAGGGCAATTCTTCACAGAACCCAACTAAACCAGAACTAATTGATGACGCAATCCCACTATATTATCTGTATATTCCTGCGTTTACTACAAGCAGCAAAGATGTAAGAATCTTGCCAGTTGATAATCGTAGATATACGATGAAGGATATTGGTAAACTTGAGAAGCGCATTGAGCGTCTTGAGTATTATACCACTCTCAGCATTCTAGAGCAACAAGCTCTCAACATGCAGATTAGAGATTCTATTGGATTTGATAGATTTAAGACAGGATTTGTAGTTGATAACTTTGAAACGCATGGAGTTGGTGAAGTTTCATCTGCCGATTACAGATGTGCTGTTGATACTCAACAGTCTGTTCTTAGAGCACCAAACAAAGAAGACTCTTTCCGTTTGTTAGAAGTCAATACAACAACTGATCAAAGATTTGTTGATGGTTATGTCAAGACTGGAGATCTTGTTACTCTTCCATATTCTGAACTAGAAGTTCTTGGAAATGATTTTGCAACCAAGACTCTCAATCCAAATCCATTTGTTGCTTTGCAGTATGTTGGAGAAGGTCAACTAAGTCCACAGATTGATTCCTGGTATGATGATACCATCGAACCAATTATTGTAGATAACAACACTGGTCTGTATTCAATCTTTATTGCAAAGGATGATACTACAGAAACATTCTCTAGTATCTTCAATTCTTTCATTATTAACTGGGTAGGTTCTAAGGGAACATTTGGTAGCATCACTTCATTTGGTACTACCAATTCAGATTCTTCGATTGAAAAAGTAGCTCAAGCATCTGTATCCAGTAGTTCAAACGTAAGTCCTGATAACAATGAAATTGGTAAGGGTCTTGCCACTGATTCTGACCAGAAAGGTTCAGTTGCAACTTCGCTCAAGTTCTATGCTAGACCAACACCTGTTAAGTTTGCTGTAAGAAGACTAAAACCATTTACTACTGTATATCCATTCCTAGAAGGAAATGATATCTCTAGATGGACATGTCCTGACAGCAGATTCACTGGCATTGCAGGTAATTCTTCTATTGGTTTTAATGCTCCAATTACAACCGATGAAAATGGAAACGCTAGTGGTATTATCATCATTCCTGCAGGAAAACCACCAGTAGAGAATGCAACTTGGACTGGAGATATCAACACAGTATCATACGATACTACACAACCAGATCTAAGAATTACAACTGGCATCAAAACTATTAGGTTCACATCTAGTGCAACCAATGAAGCAAAAGATACTGTAGATACATACGCTGATCTGAAGTATTATGCCACTGGCAAACTACCTCAGAATCCACCATCAATTAATGCAACTTCTCCTGCTTACTTCAAAGCAAATGAAGGTATCCAAAAGATTGATAGTGTTACTGATGTTGAAATCAAACCAAATCCACTTGCACAAACTTTCAGCATTGAGGCATTTGAAGGTGGACTGTTTGTAACTAGTGCAGAACTTTACTTTAACAAGAAGAGCACTAACATCCCTGTAAGAGTATATCTTACAAATACCGAAGTTGACAAACCAGCAAAGCATATCATTCCTGGTGCTGAGGCAACACTGTCTCCAAACACATTGATCCGTGCATATGCAAATGGCACAACTACATTGACTGTTGGTGAAAACATTGTTGGTTCTCAGTCTGCATGTAGTGGACCTCTACTTAAAGTTCTCGACTCCACTAACATCGAAGTTACTGCTTCTGCTGATGGAAAAGTAATCGTTTCTAACGACCAAGTTTATACTCTTGTCTTATCCAATCATAATGGTAAAGAGTATATCCAAAATGAAGGACTTATTATTGATTCTATCACAGAATACAACAATAAGAATAACACAAATCTTGGTCTAACCATTGCCAAAGATGCTGGTAGAGTAACAGACTTGGAAGTTACTGCAACTGGTCAAAACTATGATTCTGCTTTCTTGACATTTGAAAGTCCACAACTTCCTGGTGGTAGTCAGGCAAGTGGTGCTGTAAACATCTCTGGAGGAAGAATCTATAACTCTTCTGTATCTCTAGGTGGATCTGGTTACACAGCACCCCCTGCAATCGTCGTGAAAGGCGTTGGAACTGGCAATGGGGGTGCGGTCATCACCGCCAAACTTACGGTTGATACACCTGCTGTTAGAATGGGTGTAGCGGTTGACACGGAAGGCACAACAAACTCAACAATCCCAACCAAGTTTAAGTTTAAGAATCCTGTATATCTACAAAATGGTACTAAGTATGCATTGGTTGTAGAGACAGATTCCACAGAGTATCTACTCTGGGCATCTAGACTAGGTGAAACTGAGATTGTTACCAGTTCTCCTGTAACAACTCAACCTCTGCTTGGTTCTGTCTACAAGGCACAAAACACTGACAATTGGACAGAAGATCTATTTGAAGATCTTAAGTTCAAACTAAATCGTGCAGAGTTTGATACATCTAGAACTGCAAGTCTGAGAATTACTAATGAAAATCCTGGTTATGAGTATCTTGGCATGAATCCATTTGAGACTAGTGGAGTCTCAGATCAGAATGCAACATCACCATTGTTCAAACTCAACAATAAGATTGTCAAAGTATATCATAAGAACAATGGAATGGAAGACAGTGGAAAATCATATGTATTCTTTAAGGGTGCAGATGGAGTGGGCGGTGTTTCTAGCACACAGTTGAACACTGGTCTATTCAAAGTTTCTAACGTTGGTGTTGATAGTTACAACATTGAAAACGACACAACTGCTTCTAGCAGTGTCAAAGGTGGCGGTGGTGCTGTTCTAGCAGTTTATAATAGAAAGTTTGAAAGACTATTCCCACAAGTCAACTATCTTTCATTCAGTGATACTAGCATTGTTTCTACTGTAAAAACTACCAATGTAATTCCTGTAGATTCTAACACTCAAAACTATGTGTCTTACTCACAGACCACATATGAAAAGACTTTCTTGAATGAGATTCAATATTTTACAAATCAGAAAGTTCTTGCTTCTAGAATCAACCAAGTTCTAAACAACGTTGATCGTTCACTTGAGTATAAGATTGATTTTAGATCTGATGTTTCATATCTATCACCAGCAATTGACTTGTCATCTGCTGCTGTAATTACTTCTACAAATAGAATTGAGAAAGCTTCTGGTAAAGAAGACAGATATGGAAGAAGAGATGCTCGTTTGATCTTAAAGGATGTTTATTCATTCACTCTTGGTAACTTGAATGGACAGAATATTCTATCCAATCAAGAAGTTAGCATTGAAGCAACTGGTTCTGCAACTGCTGGATCCACTGGATCTCAGGCAAAGGGAACTATCGCAAGAGTTGTTGAAGTTGGCGGAGATACAATCGTATACGTAAGAATTTCTACGGTCAATCCATTCTCCAAGAATGATCAACTATCAATTTCTGGAATCACTGGAACACCAGTTGTAGATTCTGATCCCGTTAAGGTAGAGTTTGGTGGAACGGGTGGACCAGCAATTCCTAATGTTGGTGCTACTGTAACTGCAAGAAATGTTGGATTTACTGATATCTTCACTGCTAAGATTGAAGGTAAAGTAACATTCTTTGATATCAAGAATCAAGAGATTACTGTTAAGAATGACAAGAAACCATTTGGTTCTACTACATTCGATCAGACACTTTCCGAAGCGTCTATCGTTGAACCAAGTGTTGCAAGAAGTGGTGAGGGCGTCGAAGATATTTTCCGTGTTGGTGATATTTTATCATATACTGGTCAGGAAGATGATGAATCTGCATACTGGGAAGTTCAAGAAATTGTCTACACAGATGGTATCGATTACTCACCAGAAATTAGATTCTCCAATAGTTCTTCAGTTGCTAAGTATGTAACTAAAGAAATTTCTATTGGTAACCCTGGTACTTCAATCAATGTCAAATTGACAGCAAATGTCAAAGACATTGCTGATATTCAAGTTCTGTTTAGATACAAGGAATCTTCTAGTCAAGAATCCTTTGATGTTATTGAATATCAATACTTCAATGGAACTGGTTTACCAGACTTTGACATTGTTGCTACTGCTGAAAATACAATTTCAAGTATTACAGAAAAGCAAAGTTCTTATCAAGAACTAGAGTATAGTGTATCAGATCTGCCAGAGTTCTCATCTTTCGGAATCAAGATTGTTATGAAGTCGGATAATCCAGCATTTGTACCTAAGATTCAAGATATGCGTACTGTTGCTTCTTACTAATGGATTATATCAAAGTACAGGATCACGACTCACTTGTTCGTGATCCTAAGACTGGTGCTATCATCAATGCAAATCGTGGAGAATTTCTCAAACATGTTGAAGCGAGACGTAAGATGTCCCGCATCGAGACAGTTGTAGACGACATAAATAACTTGAAGGATGAACTATCTGAAATAAAAGCCTTACTGCGAGAGTTAATCAAAAATGCCAGCAATTAATGTCGCTAGAACAGATACCTTTGAGCAGCAAAGGGTAAAAATCAATGAGATCAGTAGCACGTTATTCAGCGTCACTTCTGGTGGTAGTGATCTGTCAACTGGTAACTTAAAACTAGGAGATGGAACACTCAGTGCTCCATCTCTAGCATTTGTAAATGAAGATAATTTAGGTATCTACAGACCGCAAATTTCCACTTTTGGATTTGCTTCTGGTGGTAAAAAGATTACCGATATTGGTCTTTCTAGTATTACTTCTTTCCAAGATATTATCGTCCAGCAGAGAAGACTTCTTCAAAGCGGATTAACTACCTTGTCAGTAGGATCAAATTATGATCCAGGAAGCTATACAGGTATTTCTATCTTAGGCGGTAGCGGACAATTTGGTACTCTTGATATTGAAGTTACTGCTTGGGATGGATCTGTTACTAATACAGGCAGTAGATACAATCCTGGCAATTTCACATCAGTTCCTTTACTTGGTGGTAATGGAAATGGTGCTACAGCAAACTTTGAAGTAGACCCAATTGATGGTACTATTGATGATGGTGGTACTGCGTATGTACCAGGAAATTATACTAATGTTCCCCTGACTGGTGGTAACGGTTCTGGAGCTGAAGCAACTTTTGACATCCAGGGTGGAGCAACACTTGGTGGTTCTATCACACAGGGCGGTACTGGGTATGTTAATGGTAGTTACGCATTCGTTCAGTTATTTAACGAACCAACACAAACGTTTGTAGTTACTGCGATTGCTAATCCAAATGCAGGCAATCCTGGTGAACCAAATTACATTTATGCAATTGATGGTGCTACACAACCAACGCTAACAATGGTTGAGGGTAACACATATCGTTTTGATATGTCAGATACCAGTTTAGATCCTTCTAATGGTGCGAATGCTGGTGCTAATCATAGAATGACGTTCCAGATGGCAGATGGTTCTGGACCTTCTACTAGTGAATATGAATTTTTTGTAAAAGGTCAAACAGGAACTGCTGGTGCATTTCAGGATTTAGTTATCAAACCTGGAGCTACAACTGGCACTAATGTTATTAGATATGACTGTGCCAATCACCCAAACATGGCACCTGCGGGTGGAAATATTACAGTTAATACTGGAACTGCAGGAAGTCATGGTGTTGGCGCATTTGCCGACATTGATGTCAGCGGACAAGCAGTAACAAATATCACATTTGTTGCAGATGGTAATGGATATAAAGCAGGTGATGTATTACAAATTTCAAATTTAGACGTTGGTAACGCTGGATCTGGATTTGAATATACTATATCTGGAATTGTATACACTGGTGTCGTAACAACGGTTACTATTACAGATAGTGGGTCGGGATATCAAACTGGTGATACATTAGGCGTAAATGATTCTGATGTAGGTGGTGGAGGTACTGGTTCTGGATTCCAGTATACTATCACAACACAACCAGGATTAATTAAGAATTTTGCTCCAGCACAAAAAGGAACAGGGTATCAAGTAGGAGATGTTCTAACTTTAGGTCAAGGTGTTAATAATATCTCTACGTATGCTCCAGGACAGTCTGGTCCTTACGCTACAACACTTTCTACTGGAAGCACATCCTTTACTATTTCAGACACTTCTGCACTTCAAGTCGGCATGTATGCTGCTACTAGTGCAGGTGACACAGGATCTCTTGATCCAGTATCAACTATCCAAAGCATCGATAGTGCAACACAAGTTACTTTGGATATTGCACCTCTAGTTAGTGGTACAGCAAACGTTGTATTTACAACTCAAAACTTATTCCAGGTTACTGTTCCAGATACATCTGGAATGAATATCGACGATATCGTCGAGAAAGTTTCTGGTACAGGTGTACTTGCTGCTGGAACAACAGTTGCTAACGTTGATGATGCTACAACTATTACACTATCAACACAACCAACTGCTGCTGGTCCTATTGTACTTAGCGTTCTTCCACCATATGGAAATCCAGCAGATGATTTTGAATACACTATCAATAGTCTAGGAACTGTTGATACTATTACACTTAATAATACTGGCAACGGTTATGCCATTGATGATTTACTATCAGTTGCTGCATCAGACTTAACACAACCAGAGTCTATCCCCGTAACAGCAAAATATGTACAAAATGTAACTTTTGTTGAAACAATTGCTTCTGGTTGGGTCACTGCTGGTGACAGCATCAAAGAAGTCGATGGAGTGGTTACTGGAGTAACTACGATCAATGCTCCAGACAGAACACCAACTGTCACTGGTCCTGTAGCAGCTACACTGACTAGTGGAAGTGCAGTTGTAACATTGACATCCACAACTGGTATTAGTGTTGGAGATGTTATCACAGAAGATGCTAGTGGTAATATTCCTGTTGATCCAACTGTTTTAAGTGTTGACAGTGCGACACAAATTACTATGAGTGCTCCTGCACTACAAACATCAACACCCAATTTAACCTTTACATCAGATGAAGCAGCAACCTACACTGATGTAGCAACAACAGGTGGTACTGGCAGTGGATGTACTGTAGATGTAACTAGAAATAGTCTAGGACAGGTAACACAAGTTTTGGTAAATCAGGGTGGTACAGGATATCAGAGTGGTGAAACTCTAACTGTATCTGGTACTTTGACTGGTGGCACCTCACCAACTCATGATATTGAATTATCTACCACTGGTGCAACTAGCAGCACTCCTGGCGAAGTAATTACCGTAACTGAGTCTGGCGGAAATATTACATCAATTCTAGTAGAAACCGACCAAGGTAATCCTTTTACTAGCACACAGTCAATTGTAAAAGACGGAACGACAACTCCAATCTATACAGTTGATACTGCTTCTTCAACTAGTGTTAGATTTTATATTGATCCAGATGGCAACGGTCCTCAACTAACTCCAAACTTAACTTTATACGTAGGATCTACATATAGATTTGATCTATCAGATAACTCTTTATCTGGTACACAGTTTAATCTCAGTACATTTCCTGATGGTTTTAACTCACCTTCTCGTGTAGAAGCAGTATCAACAACTTTAGACAATACTTCCACAACAATTACAGTTGCAAGCACAGCAGGAATTACTGCTGGAATGATTATAACAAAAGATAGTGGAGATGGTGAACTAGAATCTGATACAAAAGTAGAGAGTGTTGATAGTTCTACACAAATTACTTTATCTCAAGTTCCAACTACATCTGGTGCTATTGTATTAACATTTGCTGGTTCTTTATATACAGATGGCGTAACAGCAGGGCAAGGATTCCTTGATTTAAAAGTTAATTCTACCACACCATCATTATACTATTTTGATAATGGATTATTCCCAAATGCTGGTGGTACAGATGGCAACGAAGCAGTAATTAGTATTGATCCAAACAACCCCAAAGTATTTGGATCTGGATTCCAATTAAGAGTCACTGCTATTCAAGAATCTGATGTTATTACCAGTGATGTATTAACTGGAACTCAAACAGTAACTAAGATTATTGCAACTACAGGAGAAATTGACCAACTTACTGGAACAAGTATTAATGTTACAGACGTTACAACTTCTCAGAGTGTTACTACACCAGAAATTATCACTAGTAATACTCTCACTCTTAGAGCAAACAACGTATCCCTAACAAATGACTTGACTGTCGGTTTGTTCTCTGTAGATCATACTACAGGAGATGTTCTTACATCTGGAGAAGTTCAGACATTAAACAGATTAAATGTCAACAACAAATTGTTTATTACAGACAATGTAATTTCAACTGATGCATCTTCCGATCTGGTGTTAACTGCTCCAACGGGCAGATTAACACAAGTTAGTGGTTTCGCAGCACTTACAATTCCATCTGGTACTACAACTCAACGTCCAAGTTCTGCAACCAATGGATCTATTAGATTCAATACACAGACTAATCAATATGAAGGTTATAGCGCATCTACTGCTTCTTGGTCTTCTTTGGGTGGTGTACGAGATCTAGATGGAAATACGTATATTACGGCAGAAGAAACTATTGGTTCTAACGATAATACGTTGTGGTTCTACAATGATTCTGTAAATACTATTAAAGTTACTCCAACTTATTTGGAGTTTATGGATGTTAAGAAAATTAGATCTCTTAACACAACAGCGCCAGCATTTACAGAATGGAATGCAAACACTCCCGTTTTAATCGGGCAGTATATCAAATACAAAAACAATCTATATGAAGTAACAACCAGTGGTGCTGCAGGAGCTCCTGGTGGTATTACTGCTTCTAGTGGCAATGAACCAGTACACACTAATGGTACTGTAACAAATGGTACAGCAGAACTTACTTGGTCTCAACTAGCAGTTGATGCAATCACATTCGAAGATGTTAGTGAAATTCGTGTTGGTCCACAGTCAGACCTTTCACTTTCTGTTAATAATGATCTACGCTTTGCTAATAATGTTATTTCTACAGACATCAGTGATTTAACAATTCGTCCAAACTCTGGCAAAAAAATTGTATGTGATGCACCAACTTCACTGGTACTACCAGCAGGTGCAGATGCTGATAGAGGAGTTCCAATTCAAGGTTCTGTCAGGTTTAGTCAAACTACTTCTCAGTTTGAAGGATATGATGGAACTAACTGGGGATCTCTTGGTGGAGTTAAAGACGTTGACCAAAATACTTATATTATTCCAGAATCTTCCCCAGGTGCAAATGAAAACACATTATTCTTCTACAACGACAATGTAAAGACTTTAGAAGTAACAACAAATGCGCTAGACTTCTATGGTATTGATACTATTAGATCGGTAACTAGTGATGAATTAGAAATTACTGCATCTCTACTAACGTTTGATCAAGGAACTTCTACATTTGATAATACTGCTGCGGACAGAACATTCTTACACACGACTAAGCAGTATTTTGATCTCGGACTATCTGCTGGTCTAACTACAGACCCCGTACTAAGACTAGATGACCAAGGAGACGTATTCCTCAACGTTGGATTTGGAACAGGTAATTTAGATCTAGTCAAAATCTTTGACGGAGATTTGAAAGAATTTGAACTTGCTGATGTGAGGGTTTTATCTGAAAAAATCTCTCTTGTAAAAGGAACCACAAATAATGGTAATTCGGAATTATATCCAGTTGCTTCTAACGTAGGATGTAAGACAACTGTTATCGCTCATAATACTGTAACTGGTGATAAAGAATTTATCGAGTTTGGTATTTTAGATGATGGAACTGATATATTCCATACAACATATGGAAATATCAGAACTGGTATTCAGTTAATCGTTCCTACGTTTGAAGTGACTGGAACTGGCGTTGCTAGACTAAATATTCAATTGGGTGCTGATATCAATGCAGCAGATACTGTAAATATTGTAATTGTGTCAAACGTTACTAAGAAATAAGAAATGGCAACTACAATCGAAAAGTTTGATTCTACTGGTGGGTTTTCTATTGATAAAACTACTGTTGTAGATGAACTACGAAATGCAAAAGATCTCAATACTATTGAGTTAAAGAATAGTAATTATACTGATAGTAGAACTACCAATTATATTTTAAGAGGTCTTAATACATCAACACTAGATTTAGACGGTCTAGGAACACAAATTCCTATTCCCAGTAATACTATTAATTTTGTTACCGCTCATATTATTGCAGTTAATGCGACGGGAACTGTCTATGCAACAAAATTTGAAACCTCGCTCTTCTGTAATTCTGTTGGAAATACTACAGTTCAGTCTACTTTCCAAACAGTAATTAAAGATGATATTCCAACGGGAGAAACTTGGTTTATTCAACCAGTTGGAGCATTAAACAGATTCAGTTATTCTACTACAAGAGCAGGAACAACGTCAACAATTAAGTGGATTGCTAAAACAGAAGTGGTGAGTATAGATTGGGCTTGATGCTAAATATACTATAGGAAAAAGTCAAGAGCGCGGGAACACCATGAGTTTTCACATTAATTCCGATAAAGAAAAAATTAGGGGCGTACAACCTAAACTTATCGGTGATAGTGAGGTAACTATCAGAACTGGTACTGGGTCTGGTGAGAAAGAAATTCTTCGCGCTCAATTAGATTCTCAGACTGCATTACCTCGTGTAGGTATTAATAGAACTGGCAATAGAGTCAATAATATTGTTGTTGATACTGGTGGTTCTGGATATACTGTTAACCCAACTGTAACGATTGGAGCTCCAAATGAACCAGGAGGAATTCAAGCTCTAGCGTCTGCTTTTATTTTCAATGGAAAAGTTGTAACTATTGCTGTTAATGAGCAAGGTAGTGGATATACAACTGCTCCTGCCGTAAGTATTACCGAAGGTGGCGGCGCAGGTGCTACAGCTACTGCTGTTCTTGATACTGTTGACTATGAACTTGACATTAATGGTGCTATTAGAACATCCACGTCTATCATTTCTGATACGGCAAGAATTCTAAACCTGGATATTGACAACTTTGTTACGCCAAACATGGCGTTCAGGGGACCATCTTTAAAAACGTATGCCAATAACACTGGTACTATATGGTCTTCTGGTGTTATTCTCCAAAAAGATTCTTATAGATATTTTGGTGCTAATGTATATCAAGCGTTAAATACAGGACAAACAGGTTCTGAAGCTCCAGAGCATACTGATGGTATTGAATTAAACGGAGAAGTTCAATTTAAGCACATCGGTTTCCGTGTAGTAGACCAGAATGCATATAAATTTGGTGAAACTGGACCTGCTGGTGAATTCCCGAGAGCTATTACACCCCTACTTGGCGATAGATCTGACAAGATTGCTACTACAGAATACGTTCTCAACCTAGCAACAAATGACGTTGGTGGTCGTATCTATGTTTCACAGCAGATTGGTTCTGACCTAAACGATGGTCGTTC